CCCGCCTACACGACGCTGCGAGTGCACGCGCTGGGTTCCACGATCACCACCTACCTGGATAGCACCCTGCTCTGGACCACCACTGATTCGACGCTCAACACGGCGACGAAGGCTGGAATCGGCTATGCATCGACCTATGCTTCGACGCAGACCAGCCTTGGTCGTTGGGACAACTTTACTGTACTTCTGGCATCATAATACAGACGTGGTCCCATGAATCGAAACAGTTTCAATAGCACCACGTTCGACGGTTCAACCGCGTCGGGCGCGGGAGTCGGCCCGCTCTATCTTCCCTATGAATTCACGTCCGTCCTGATCTCGACAGGCAACATCAACGCATTCGGGATCGATCCCGAGCGGACCACGCTCATCACCACGGGCAACATCAACCCGTTCGACATCGACCCCGAGCGGACCACGCTCATCACTGTGGGTTTGACCACGGCAGATTGAAGACGAAAGCGATTCAACCACGAAAAGCACGGAGAGACACGGAAAAGAAAAGAAATTCTAAAACTTATTTATATCGTATTCCGTGGTGGTCCGTATTTTCCGTGGTTAAGAGGATGTTATGGCGATCGCAGTCGAACTTGTGCAGGGCACCGCCCGGGACTTCCCCTTCCAGGTGACAAATCCGGACGGGACGGTTCCCACGGGCATCTTCCTGTCCACGGACGCGCTCACAGCCTCGGTCTGGTCGGGGTCGAACGAAGTACCGCTGCTGACCCCGGCGGCCTCGTGGATCTCGGCGACGAATGCCCAGTATCAGGTGACGCTCCAGAACGCGGACTCGGCCGGCCTGGCCTACGGGACCTACTATCTCCAGGCTTACGCGACCCGGGCCGGCACGCCGACCAGGACGACGGCTCTGCTACCGCGGGGAACGTCCCTGGAGATCATCGCGGCCCCAATGGCGGTCGTTCCCCGGCCGACCTACATCAGCATCATCGACCTGAGGAAGATCGCACCGTGGATCGACGACCTCCAGGTTCCCGACTCGCACGAGGGGTTCGACGACCCCTGCGCCGACTCGCGTGAATGGCTCGATGAAATGACCCTGCGCAATTACCGGGGCGGCAACGTCTCGCTGCTCGGCTACCACGGGTTCGCCCTGGACGCCTGGTACACCGGGGGCGGACGGCGGACCAGTCTCACCAATCGCTGGCTCTTCGCCTCACTCGCGGCAAATCAGCTCCTGGTCACCCCCCGGATCAAGAACGTTTGCGCCTACTACGCCCTCTCCCGAATCTGCGAGAGCATGATCACGAAGGGCGGCATGTACGCGATGCTCGCGGCACGGTACCGGTTCGAGGCGGAGAGCCTGCTCGCTTCAACGACGGTCGAAATCGACGTGAACGGCGACGGTTTCGGGGAAGTCCCGATCAACTTCAGTTCGACCAATACCCTATGGGCATAAGAGATTCAACCACGGAAAACACGGACCACCACGGAAAGAAGACATAAAGAAGTGTTAGAATTTCTTTTCCGTGCAAGTCCGTTCTACTAACGCTCAATTTCTTCGAGCCCTGCGCAAATTCTTGGGCAAAGACTAAGTATGAACCCTTGTCCATTGGATCCTGCAAACTCTTTATCTGTCAGAAGTTAAATGCGCCGAATTTTCGGCGCTAACCCCCGTGGTTGCGGCTTGGCCGCGCTGCGTTTTCCGTGGTTCAAGGTCTTCCATCATGGCTGGCGTTCGTTCCCTCGACCTCCCGACATCGCCCCGGGCCGCGGTTTTCCGCGCCATGGAAACCATCGTGCGGGGCAACTCCGTCTTTCAGCGCATCGTGAAGCCGGGGAACTTCCGCACCTGGCAAGGCGATCCGAACGACATCAAGCCGTTCACGCTTCAGGAAGCCCCCTGCATGCGCTGGACTCCGATGAACACGGGCGAGGAGTTCAAGACCCCCGACACGATGGCCGGCGACCTGCTCATCAACTGCGAGGTCCTGACCCGGGGGGCATGCTGCGACGACATGACGAACTTCTGGTGGATGCTGACCCGGTGCTTCTACCCGCAGGGCGGCGGTGCCCCGAGGCAGGCGATCATCCAGACGCTGCAGGCGGCCGGCGCCCGCTGCGGGCTCGTGCTGTTCACCCAGCCGGCATTCGACCCCGGCCCCGATGGCGTGTTCTTCGCCGGGCAGGGGCAGATCAAGATCGAGATCCAATCGCAGTTGAACAGTTAGGAAATTAACCACTGAGAACACAGAGACCACAGAGAGAATTTAAGAATTAAAGAAATTCTGATCTGTATTTCTCTGTGTTCTCTGTGATCTCCGTGGTTAAAGAGGTTCCCCATGTCGCGTGAGTTTCTCTTCCTGGTGCAGGAGTCCGCGTACAAGACTCCCGTGGCCACCCCCGTTGTGTACCCCACCGCGAGCGCCAACGCGTTCTTCATCCGGCTCGACGGGGCCAACACTTTCACCATGCGGCCGCGGCCCGTGATGGTGGCCGTGCCCTATGGCGGCGGCGTGGCGATCGACGCCTTCCGCGTCTCGGACAAGATCGAGTGCAAGGGGCGCCTTGTCACCAAGCTCTACGCCGGGCCCCTGTCACAGTTCCTGCTGCAGTGGGGCGGCCAGCAGATCAACAGCGGTCAGACCAGCCCCTGGACCACGACAGAGCCGGCCGGCGACCTCGCCAGCGTGGCGATCTACCACGCGATCACACGGTCGGACGGCTCGATCAAGCGGCGCGTCTATCTCGGCTGCAAGGTCGATGGGTGGGACATCGACGTCAGCGAGGATTCGACGATCGCCACGTTCTCGCTCGACATCTCCGGGAGCACCCCGCAGGGCAACCAGTTCGACAGCTCGACCGACCCGACCTCGGTGACGTTCCCGGCTCCCACGGATGCCCAGATGCCGCAAGGGGGACTCACCGGGCCCTACGTCTTCGTCCACGCTTCGGGAGGGCTGACGATCGGGACGGCACGGACGCAGTTCCAGAGCTTGAAGCTCTCCAGCAAGAACGTGCTCGCGCGGCGGTTCTGGGCGAACCGGTTCGTGAACCTGATGCGGTTCGTCGGCCGTAGCACGACCCTCGAGGCGGTCAACTTCTACGCCCCGACGCCCGATGACCGCACGGATTACGAAGGGCTCTTGGGATTCAACACGGGTGCCGGGTACACGGGCAGCATGTGCACCTTCGAGCTGAACAACGGAACGCACTCCGTCACGTTCAACCTCGAAACGAACAGCGTCATTACGACGTTCGAGGATCAATTGCCCTTGAATGACCTCTACACCCAGGCCATGACGATTACCAATCAGTGGGACCCGGCCAACAGCGCGGACTTGACGATGATCTTCGTTTGACATGTTTAGTCCTTTCCCTGACTACTGCTCAGGAGATGGGGGCTTTCGGTGCGGATTGAAGCGATTACGGTCTGTCTCCACTACGACGACTTCCTGGAGCAGACCATCCGGGTCAACCAGTCGCTCTTTGACGACTGGATCGTCGTCACGTCCCAGAGTGACACCGGCACGATCGCGGTATGCCAGCGATACGGAGTTCGCACCGCCTTTTGTCCATACTTCGAGCGCGGCGGGGAGAGCTTCGCCAAAGCGCCGGCGATCAACATCGGCCTGGCTCATTTGAAGATCGAGGATTGGGTGCTCCACTTGGATGCCGATACGGCTTTGCCCCGGAATGCTCGAAGGCACCTGGCCAACATCGAACTCGATCCGTTCTGCATTCATGGGATTGATCGGGTTGATTGTCCTTCATTCGAGGCATGGCAGAGCTATCTGATCGATCCCGATCCCTACGAGAAACATTACTTCCATCGCGGTCCACGCGACTGGCCGGTCGGCTCCAGGGTCGGGCACTTCGATTATGGGGGCTATGCCCCGATTGGCTTCTTTCAGCTCTGGAACCGGGCCTCCGGAATCACACGCTATCCCAACGTGCAGGGTTGGGACGCCGAGCATACCGACATGCTGCACGCCCTCCAGTGGCCGCGGTCGAAGCGCGTCCTCATCCCGGAGATCACGGCGGTCCACCTGAGTACGGGCGGGAAGGACTGGGGCGTGAACTGGCACGGGCGCAAGTCACCCCGGTTCGAGGCTCCGAAGACGGTCGGCGAGTGCTACTGCCCATGAGCGACCGCGAATCTTCCCAGGTTGGATACAGGCTCCGGGGCATTGAGCCCCCGGATCTCGCCCGCTACCCCGACCCCGTGAAGCTCATGTTCTACGGCTGGGTGGTCGACTTCGGGCTGACGGCGAAAGATCGGGACCTTGCGGCGGGGCTTGGCGCGGATGGCACACCCTTGCGCCCTCTCTTGCCAAAGAGCATCAAGCACCGTAAGTCCCAGGTGGGACCGACGCACAAGCAAGCCCCACCGTTAGAGCCTTCATACGCTCGTTCGCGGGTGCGGTCCTTGCTCCGAGGAAGGGCTCACAGCAATAGCGCCGAGTTTTTCTGGGCATTCGATTCTGTCACTGGCAAGAGTTTTGCCGAGATCCTCCGATACCAGAGGGACGAATATGGCCGCGATGTCTTCGGGCTCTCTCCTGATGGAACCGATTGGGTGCAAGCCCAGACGCTCAAGAAATGGAACGCCTGGAAGCAATCGGCGCACGTCGGCACACCGGCGGTAAGCCCGATCGGCAAGCCGGTGGAGAAGCGGGTCATCAAGCAGGAGGTCGAGCGGCGACCCGTTCGTCTCGTCGGGCGAACGGACCTGGAAAACATGACCGGCGGCGCCGAGCTCGACGAAGAACGAACGCGAGCATCGATCAAGGCTGGGTTGCACACCGGCTTCCGCATCCTGAACGCGGAGGGCGAGAAGTGGACTCCCGGGTCAGGACTTGGCGAGCCAATCACGGCCACGGCCTATACACCCACGCAGAAACTTTTGAAGTTGCGCTTTTTTCGACGTGTGTGGGCTCACAAGGCAGTGCGTTCAGGGTCTTTGTGTGGCCGTAGGTGCTTGATGCTTCTGCTTACGTGTTTGTTCGAGAACCCGATGAGTCGACGTATGGTTGCCGAGTACGCGAGTCTTCACCTTCTGATGCCCACCACG